ATGGTTTCCTCGCCGTAATATAAAACAAGGTTACCGTTCCAGGTTTCCCAGTCAGAAAACGCCGTAGACCAAATAATCGGCTGGTTAATGCGTTGCGTCATGGGCGCTGGTCGCCAGTTTCCGCGGTAATAAGAACCCGGCCCATTTCAAAGTTTCCGTCAATGGTGTTGGACTCAAACAGTAGCTTCGCCTCGCGGTATTCCACACGCAGGTCAATTTTTCCGTCGTTAGGACCAAACGTGTACGGCCCGGAGACCTCCACGTCACCGCGCGCAAACTTACGCCCTATAACGCTCATGTCCATGTTGCCGCTTTGTACAAAGTCCGGCTCAACGCGTCGTAAGTGAATCCTTCGGTTGATACCCACTGGTGTGTCACCGCTTGGTGAGCCACCAACCCAGCTAATATCACAAGTTGTAATGGAGGAGTAAATGGCCTCCTCGCCGTTGTCCCCAATTACGTTTTGGCCAAACTCTTGCTGCCAAACTGAGTAGCCGTTGTTTGTGGTGAAGACTGACTGCCCCGGCAGAACTGTTAAGGTTCCAAAGTTAGAAGACGTTGCTGTTACCAAGGTAACACCACCAAGGGATTCAGTTAATGAGTTAAAGTAGTATGCCACGGAGGCCACCGTATACACCGGGGACGTATCAGATTTAAAAAATACAAACCGCGTACCAGGATCAAACGTCGCGGTTTGGTCGCCGGCAACGTAGAATTGATTTGCGTTTGTCGCGGGTAAAGTTAAGGAGCCTGACATTGACGTGCTGGCAACGGTTTGTGACGCGCTGACAATATACGTTCCCGCGCCGCCTGTTCCGGTGCCACGTGATAAAATGGTTGTGCCAGAGGTCACGCCGGTGCCCGTGATAACCATACCAACTAGAATTGTGCCAGTAGGTGTGCCGGTAACGGTCATCGTTGTGCCGCTAATCGACGCGGTGAACGTTGCGCTGTTGGACCCAGCGGGTTTCGCTATAACGGTTTGTACGGGGCTGTACACCGCGGAGTAGGTATTGCCGCACCATATTGGTGAAGGGAAAACCTCGGTGGTGTAACCACAGGAGCGTTGCGCGCCGATTGCTTGACCCGCGTCGTACCAAATTCTGTCCTTGACATTATAAATAATTGCGTCGTTGCATTCCGTTGCGGTGCCGCGTGGATAGAAGAACCAGATCTCATTAAAGCGTGGAACCTTGGTTGCCCACACCTTTTGACGTTGCTGGAAGTTTAAGTTGTCGTAGAACCAGTTAATATTTTTGTCGTTTGGTAAAACCTGAACGGAGCCGTTGTATAAATAGAAACGGTCGGTACCCGCCCAGAAAAACGTTCCGTCCATCTCAACAACGGAGTTAGAGGACAGAATAGATGTCTGACTGGATAAAATATCGTAACGCCAGTACGGGCTGGCGCTTCCAGTAAACGACACACGTATTAAGCTGTCCGTTGCCCAGAATAGTCCAGACGGCGCGTAGGATCCGCCGCGGATTGGCATTCCCTTAACTATTTTTCCTGCGGACATGTTTACTTGGTTTGCCAAGGGGCCGTTCCAGTCGGTTAGGACCTGGTTGGCGTAAGTTGAGTCGACGTTGTTATTGGCGATGTAGCCGTTTGATCCGTACACAAAAATAAACGGGTACAGCACGCACACACCGCCGTCAACGGAGATAGGTTGATTGGTTGGGTTCTGACCGCCGGTGTCGGCGAGTTCACTAAAACTCCACGCGCCCGCGGTGGGTAACATGTTACCAACAAGCACCGGTGACTTAATCGAGTTATCAATGTTTATCAAGTTAACACCAGGGTGCGCCAGGACCTTTAAGTCACCACCAGACGGGCTGTACTGCATATCAAACTGCCACAGGTTGCGGCTGTCGGGTGTAAAATTAGATAAGGACGCCGCGTAGGGACCGGATCCCTGACCAAGAGACGTGCCCGTTGTGAACACGTCTAAGCCGTTATTGTACCCAAGGAACATGTAGTTAACGCCGTTGTATGCGTTAATAATTAATCCGCGTGGTATGCCACTGGGCTCTTTAAACATCTGGCGGTACCCACCCATTTTTTTAGGTACAAGACGTTGGAATCTGCACCACACGCCGTCATTAAAATCCTCTGATTCAAATGATGTGCCGTCTCGTTTTATACCAGCCTTAGAGACCAAAGTATAAATTTGATCATACTGATTATTTTGTTGTTGATCGGCCATTAGAATGATCCGCCATTTATTCCGCCGGTTGCCGTAAAGTTAGCCGGCGTTGTGATTAATGGGTTACCAACGGAGCTGTTATTGAACAGCATCATGCGTTGGCCGTTAGCAGTTAAACCAAGCTGACCGGTTGACACCAAATACATACCAGTTGTTGTATCCGTCGTAAACGAAAAAGACGGCGCCGTGGCGGATCCATTGTTTGCGAAGAAGGTACCGGAACCAACCTGTGTTAACAAATATAACTGGTTACCATCGCTTAAAACCAACGCGGTTGATCCTGAACCAATCGCGAGCGGTGTCTGAGATGACCCAGTAATTTGGAAGGACAGAGTGTAAACGTTTTGGTTGGTGTTGTTAACTAAAACGTAGAGGTTAGTTGTTGCTGGTAAGGTTACCAGTAAGTTGGTTGAACGTGTACCGGAATTAGCAACATAGGTTTGAATTGTTGGTGCGTAGCTTACAAGGCTATATGGGCTACCAACGATACTATCAACGTCGTATGTTGCTGATGTAAAGTTAACGTTGGATGGGTTGGATAAACCAACAGTAAAAAAGTTACCGTCGGTTTTGTTAAACAGAATGGTTCCGGAGTCGCCAGGGTTAAAAATAATGGAGCTACCACCATTAACCTTATTAATACCTTGCGGTGTAAATGTAATCGCGCCGGTTCCGTTGTTCCTAAATAAAATAAACCAGCCGTAGTTTAAACCAGACGACGCAGGTAACTGGATTGTGTTAATACCGCCGGTCCACACATACGCCGTTGCTAAGTTGTTTTGACCAAGAGTTGGCACCGCGGATATTTCTGAGACAAGACTAGCCGTTGCTAACTGGCCGTTATACGCTGTTAAACCCGGGCCGGCGATGTCGTTGATGTTTAATGAGGCCGTGCCAACGCCATACGCAAAGTTATTCCATACGCCAGGGTCGGTGCTGTTGTTTGTTAAATAATAGTATTGTGCCTGACCCGCGGCGATTGTTGCTGAGTTAGAGCCGTCGGAGTAGGTAACGTTAAATGAGTATGAGCCCTTGTTGACAAATAAAATGTCGGTACCAACGGAGCCCTGTGATCCAGGGGGTAACGCCAAGGAGAAACCCGCCGCGGTTGGTGTGACATTAATAATACGCGACGCAGGTATGTAGCTTGAGTTTGGCGGAATGTAAGACGGCCACGCAAGCGCTGAGTTAGCGCTGAGGGACAGGCTCTGAAAACTAACGTCCGTTGGTTGGACGACGTCACCAGTAAAAGGTGATGTGTATGTATTTGTTGTCATGTTAAGGTTCCATTACGGAGGTATTGCGGTCAACGGAGCGTAACTTATCTTCGTTCTTAATTGCCGCGATTGCGTCGGTGTAGTATTGTTTCCAGATTGGTAACTTATCAAGCGCCTTTAGGTAACCCTGCGCTTGTAACAGCGTGCCGTATAACAAGGCCTGCGGTATCTCACGTGTGATTAAATTCTCTTGGTTGGTGTCATCTAATGGCTGAACGAGCCCGTAATAAATTAACTCAATCGTTGTTTGCGCCGCTGGCACGGGGGCAAACATGAAGTTATCGTAGTCGTACTCCGCGTAATATAAAATCTGGCCAGTGTTAAGCTCCTCGTTAATCATCTGCGCTAAATAGTCCTGTGAGCGCTTGACGATGGGTTCGCCGTTTGCTTTTATTGATATTGTTTTTTTCCAACGGGCAGGTTTTTGTAATACGTACTGGCCAGCGTTTAAGGTGACGTTAACAACGGTTAACTGCTGTAATGTTTTTATTTCGGCGGCGAGGGACTGCTCCGCTAAGTAAATCAAGGAAGGAATCTGCGCCACAAACTGCGCGTCGTCGCGCTCCATATAATTTATGACGTCGGCGACAAGGCTGTTGTAGGTCATCACTGGAACGGTCATGATTATCTCGTATAATATGAAATGTTGGGCTGGAAGTAAATCGGTGCGCCGTCTTCCTCGGAGTTCTCCGCGTCGAGAAGATTGCGCTGCGCCATTTGATCTAGGTAAGTAATACGCTGCAGGTCAACACCTGGTAGCTGCATCGAAACACGATGCGACAGCATGGACTGTATGCCGTTGAGCCAACGGTTTGGTACGTACAACTGGTTACCTAACGCGCCAACGTCTTGCAGCTGTGTCTCTAAAACAAACTGGAAGCACTGGAAGTCATTGTTAGGAATAGGCCAAACGTTCAGGCTCTGTGTTACGCCTTTGTTGTACCAGTACTGTAAGGAGCGCTGGCTTTGAAATTGTTTGTTAGGTAACGCGAAGTACGTGTCGCGGTTAAGACGTGCTAGTGGAATATCCTGCTGCACGTAGGAGAACGCAATCTGTCTAACAGAAAACGTTGGGTTAGATGTCTCACGTAGACGCACGTAAGTTTGTGATGGGGTTAAATCAATCTGGTAATACGCCCACTGCTTATCAGATAAGGTGGTCGCCGGCAGTGTCTGCGCCGTGGTCCAGGTAACGCCGTCGGTGCTGGTCTCGTAAACAAAGTTATACGTTGTGGTGCCACCGCCAACGACGTAGGCGTTAAAACCAA